GTATACATATTCCAGGACTTCGTCCTGGACAGAAGAAAAAAAGATGATATTGAAGAAAAAAGATGATATTGAAGAYCACWCTYAATWAAACAAGCAATGGTCAGAGCGKTAGCTGAACCRGCCGCGTCTCCCCGTCTGGAGGCCTACAAGGCCGCATCAAAGGCGAAGCCKAAAWTACCCGGTACCAGTTACCGGGTTACTAAAAAAGTCCAGCGACTCAAGCGAAAAGAAAACTCTTAGCCCTCGGCGTGTCCSAAGAACACTCTTACTCTCCTAGTCTAAAAGTCATACTATGATATTAACTGGCTCGGTAGGAACGCAAGACGCAAGGATGAGTACCTCATGCCAGGGCTAATATCACGTGGCCAACCTCCYYAACAATTAACAACAAAAAACACTCTTAGCCCTCGGCGTGTCCCAAGAACACTCTGGAACAACAAAGAACCCATTACTTAGTACAACCTTATGTAATTTGAATGTTAAAATTACTGTCGATATGATATGTCGTATCGCGACCAAAGTAGTGACATGGTCGTAGTGGCAGTCAGAACGTGAAACGTGGGTGAGCCAAGTGGCGGAGCGAATTGTCTTCCTTAGATTCCTAGAAGACACAACTGCCGCACAGCCGTAGGTTTCTACGGCGTTCCAGTAGTGAGTGAAAATGAAATTTTACATCTCGCTCTCTCTGATCTCTTCTTTCTCCCATCTCACTCTCCTCTCCCAAACATCTCGCTCCTTCTTAACAACATGACCCGTCGGAACCGTCACGCAGTGAAAGCATGGTTCCTAACYATYAGTCAAGTAGCCGAAGGCGAAAACAATCAAAAGCTAAAAGCTCTGATCGAAGAGAAGGCTCTTTCTGTCCAGGACGAAGTCCTSGAATATGTATACTGCAAYGAACTACATGCCGACAACGGTCGGCACGTTCATGCCTAYGTGAAGTTACGCAAAGGCGTTACTCACGCTAATGCMCCTGGTTTTTTCCATGTCTTTCACAATACAGCTAAYTGCGAGCCTGCTCGCTCAGCTCAAGCTGTYATTAAATATTGTACTAAAGAGGGTGATTACATCACCAACATTCCCCAYAAAGTAACACGCAAGAAACGAACTAAGGTGAGTTWYGATGTGGTACTCAATAAGACGACTGAGGAGGCGTTCTCCGAAGGCATAATCTCYTTTACGCAGGTCACTGCGTACSAGCGAGCCAGAAGGCTCGCAACTCTCTCCCAAACCTACAACCACGACGGAGTTCGTGGTCTKTGGTTCTATGGTCCGTCCGGRACTGGAAAGTCTCGGTCTGCTCGTCACTCCTCTCTCATYGAAGGAAAACGGTTTTTGAAACCTCAAAACAAATGGTGGGACGGCTATGCCGGAGAACCTATTGTCGTCCTCGACGATCTYGATACTGATGTCCTTGGGCATCATCTTAAAATCTGGTCCGATCGTTATGCCTGCACAGGCGAAACTAAAGGATCTACATGCAAYTTGTTGCATAAACAATTTATTGTTACATCCAACTACTCTATTGAAGAACTGTTTCAAAAGTCAACAATGAACATTGAACCATTGAAGCGTCGCTTCAAAGAAGTTTATTTCCCAGAATCTACTTCTAACCAACAACCTAATCTCTATCAARCCTCTGCGTTTCTSYCTAACCAACYAAAYGACTAAGTGCTGTGCCGAGGGCACCCGCGAAAAGGAGCGTAGCGGAAGCGGGTCGAGGCCAAGCACCCATACCGCYGGTGCCACACCCAATACCACTCTATATGATTACTCTTTTCCCTTAATTCTTTGTCTCTCTGAAATATGTAATGATGCGACCAGTAGTTCTGATAACAGATACGTCGGTAGATGTATTTTGACTACCAAGGTAGTTGTTGAGATTTGTCAACCAATAACAAAAGATTGTATTGCCCCCTTCGGGGAATGTTGAATCATCATTGGGGAATCTGAATTGGCGTCCCATTTTGATATACTTATCAATAACGACGCGATTTCCCTTTGGGATTTGACAGTTAGTTGCTGTAAAGSTCAGAGCATTGTCATCTGGATTGTTTATTGCKCCAGCAAKTAATGTTCTTTTGTGTTTCAGCACAACCCACTTGTCYGTGTTGATGCTACTCATTCCATGAGTAGGAACATCTTGAGCTATGTTGTTAACAACACCGGTGTTATCGGTGATTAAGTCAACTGCTCTGTTGGCATTGTATGTTCGGAAGAAATCTTGGGTACTAACAGAGGTATCATCGATAGATAACTTTGGATGGATAACTGCCCAGTTGAGATAAAAAGCAGGTCTTTGTGTGTTTTGAAACACAACTTGKATTTTRAAYCCTCTGATGTTGATGATATTCCGTTGACGTGAGTCCGGCGCGTTCGCGGCGGTGAAAGGAATATTAGTCATGATGTAAGGAACGAAKGCTCTGTCYGGAGAGTCTTGACTGAAAGTCAACAACCTSGTTTTAGCGTTAGACAACCCCACAGGGTTGGCAATAGCACGTGGACTAAAGTCCTGCATGCGACGCATGCGTCTAGTACCATAGCTACGTCTGTATGTTCTTGTCTTTCTTTTGTAGAGACGAGGTTTCACACGACGTCGTTGTATGGGTAGGATCATACGCTTACGAGTAGTCATTGTGTTGTTACGGGCATAGGATTACGTAGTAATAGTAACAATAGAACCCAATCATGGTCTTATGTTGAAGTTGAAGGTATCTTTTCCTCGCGATATCCCTTGTGTAGTGGTTAGTATTACCCACTACACTTCTGTCCCGTCCCTTCCATAAATTTTCTGAAATGTCTG